CATCACGTTAGAAATGGCAGAGGAAAGAATCGCAGAAAGAATAGATGCAAATCTTATGAATGTCAGTATTGACAATCTTCATGACTTACCTAAAAAGATGTATGAAGATAAGATTGAAGCAATTACGAATAAGAATGTTGGTCAACTTATTATTAAAGAATATCCAACTGCGTCAGCACACACAAATCACTTTCGTGCATTAATACAAGAACTATCAATAAAGAAAAGTTTTAAACCAGACATTATCTTTGTGGACTATTTAAATATATGTGCCTCAAGTCGTTTTAAGGGTGGCTCAAATGTAAACTCTTACACAATCATTAAAGCAATCGCAGAGGAACTTAGAGGACTTGCTGTGGAGTTTAATTTACCTATTGTATCTGCTACCCAGACAACAAGAAGTGGTTTTGTATCAACTGATATTGGACTTGAAGATACATCTGAATCATTTGGATTACCTGCAACAGCAGACTTTATGTTTGCTCTTATCTCGACAGAGGAAATGGACGAGTTAAATCAGATATCTGTAAAACAATTGAAAAACAGATATAATGACCCTACTGTAAATAAGAGATTTGTATTAGGAATTGATAGGTCTAAAATGAAACTATATGATGTAGAACTTAATGCTCAAGATTTATCTGATAGTGGTCAAGATAATGAAATACCCGTATTTGATAAATCAAATAGTGGAAACAAATATGCGAAATTCCAAGACATCAAAGTTTAAAAAAAGATACCATGTTGGTGTTGATGATACTAATTTAAAGTATCCTTTTGTTGCAATTGATAAGAAAACGAACAACATTATATGGAATTTTGAGTTTCAAGAGGACGCTGAATTATGGTGTCACAAACAAAATCACGAACCTACGTTCGGAACTGGTGAAATACCTAAAATGATGCGAATGTATAAAGCATAAATACTTTCAAGATTATATTATAATAAATGGGAGCTATTGATGTCTATTAGACAATATGTACAACAAGTCAAAAAAACAGTCACAACTACACCTATTCTAGATAAACTAGATATTGTTGAAGAGATTATTTCAGAGGAAGTACTTCCTAAAGGAGTATTTGCTGAATTACCTTATGAAAAATCTGAAAAACTAACATCTTCAATAAGAGATGTTTATATTGTTCGTTCTGGTGATAGAGAAAACGACAGAGACGAGATACTTCGAAACCTTAAACAACAAGGTATCAAATCTGCTTTAGGTACAAGTTCATCATCAGTCGACCCAATTGATGGCACAATTGGATTTAGAAAATTCCGTATTTTTGTCAAACCAAAATCAGGTGGTATGCAAGAAACAACTTTAAACTCAAGTATCACAGAGTTATTCCCATGTATTGCATTTGAAAAGAAATACAAACCTTCCAATCCAACAGACTTTCATAAATTTTTATTAGATGTAGATGTTAAATCTTTAAACTGTGTTCATAAAAAAGATGTTGTGGCTGCACAAGAAACTATAAACAAAGCAGATACATCATCTAAGTTTGATGAAAAAATGGAAAATGCAATTGGAATATTAGGATATTTAAATCAAGAAAACGAAAACAAAAAAATTAAAGATGTCTATTGGGGTTATAGGTCAAGTTCAAAACCACCCGGTGTGCCAGGCAATCACCCAGGTGACATGTTTATTGAATATTTTGATAAACAAATGTTAGGTGTTAGTTTAAAAGCAGGTGGAAAGAAAACATCTGAACCACAATTAAATACCTATGTTGGAAGAGTATTTGATGTATTTAAAGATAGAACTTATGGAAAATTAATTAAAAAAGCACACAAAGAAGTTTACTCAAAGATACCAGGCATATCAGGTGCAAAATCTTTTATACGAGATAAAAAAACAAAATTAATATTAAAAGATTTTGATAAAAAAAATAATGAAAAATACGAAGAGTATTATAATCAGTATCTAGAAATTATGAGAAAAGGATTAGTTAATTTATTTAATAAAAACAAACAAGGTTCGATTAACTATATTAAATCTGAAATTTTAAGAGATGCACCAGATGTTCCTACAATTGTTATTAAAGCAATTGGTAGTAGTTATGAAGAAGTAACTGATAAAGATGCTATAGGTGTGTTCTTACCACAAGTTAAATTTATTAAAGCATATACTGGAAAGTCAAAACAAAGTTGGTTTATTGAGTTGACATCTGGCCCAGATTCACTTAAAATGAACATGTCAGTAAGAACAAATAAATCAGGTCATGCTGGAATGAAAAAGTTAGGACAGTTTAGTCTTGCAGTTAAATACAACGGATTGGCAAAATGATGAAGTTTACAGATTTACAAGAAAACAAAGCAGGTAAGAATCTTCACCTAGAACATTTAGAAGATGAGATTATTAACTTTGGTGTTGATGGTGGAAGAGCTGCAATTAATTTCTTGCGTTCATTAAGAGATATGTTGGCAGGTAATAGTCGTTCATCTGTTAATATGACTGTTAAGTGGGATGGTGCTCCAGCTATCTTTGCAGGTATTGACCCAGAGGATGATAAGTTTTTTGTTGCAAAGAAATCAGTTTTCAATGTTAATCCAAAATTATATAAAACAAATGAAGAGATAGATGCCGATTTATCTGGCGAATTAAATGCAAAGTTTAAAGTTGCATTAAAAGAATTTTCAAAACTTGGTATTGAGAATGTACTTCAGGGTGACCTTATGTTTACAGATGATTTAGAAACAGATACAATCGATGGTGAAAAGTTTATTACATTTCAACCCAATACAATTGTTTATGCTGTACCTGTCGATTCTGATTTTGCAAAGACTATAACAAAAGCAAAAGTTGGTATTGTCTGGCATACAACATACACAGGAAAAACTTTACAGGGTATGAAAGCTTCCTTTGGTGCTGACATTAGTAAATTGACTAAAGTATCAAGCGTTTGGCAAGATGATGCGACATACAAAGATGTATCAGGTGAGGCAACAATGAATTCCAAAGAAACAGATGCCGTTACATCTTCACTATCATTAGTTGGAAAGACATTTCAAAAGATTAATGCCACTATGTTGAAGAAGTTTCTTAAATTACAAGAATCTATGACAGGTCAAATTGCAGGTGCATCATGGAAAACATATACAAATAGCAAAGTTCGTAGAGGACAAAAGATAACAAATCCTAATAAACACGCATCAGAATATGTTGGGTGGGTAGAAGATTCTATACAAAAACAGATTGATAAAGTCAAATCAGCTGCAGGTAAGAAGAAATATGAGAATATTCAGAAACAATATAGTATTGAAATGAAAAAACACGTTAAAAATCTAGTTCAATTGGTAAAGTATCAAAACTTCTTAATTGATGCAAAGATGCAAATCGTCAGGAAACTAAATAGTGTTAAACAATTAACAGATACGTTTATTCGAACAAATAATGGTTATAAAGTGGTAAACCCAGAGGGTTATGTTGCAATAGATAGAGTATCTGGTAATGCTGTAAAACTAGTTGATAGAATGGAATTTTCTTTCAATAACTTCACAGCAGTAAAGGCATGGGATAGATGAAAACATTTAAAGACTTAGTTTCGACAATCAAAGAACTACGAGTTATATCAGTCGCACAAAGAAGAAAGATTGGTAGAAGAATGGCTCGTCTAGCCAAAACATCAGCATTTAAAGCCAAAAAAGAGAGAGCAATGAAAAAGATTGCTTCGCCTATGAAACAAAGAATCAAGGCAAACAAAATGGCAAAGAAACTTATCATCAAAAAATTTTACAAAAACTATGATAATATGTCACCAATGCAACGAATGAAAACTGACCAATTAATTAAATCAAAATACGGAGCTGCGATTGATAAGATTGCAAAGAGAAGTTTAATCAAAGTTAAAAAGGGTGAGATAGAAAAAGTTAAAAAAGCAAGGCAGGCTAATAAAGATGATTAAAAAATTTAATGTATTTGAAGCACCAGGTAAAAATGTAGTGTTTGCATTTGGTAGATTTAATCCACCAACAACTGGTCATGAAAAATTAATTGATAAGACTAAACAAGTTGCAGGTTCAGACGAATATAGAATCTATCCAAGTTTTTCACAAAATCCAATGAAAGACCCACTTCCTCATGCATTGAAAATTGCATATATGAGAAAGATGTTTTCTAAACACAAAAGAGCAATTATCGCTGACAAGACTGCTATAACAGCAATTAATATTGCAGTTAAATTATATGACCAAGGGTTTACAAATTTAACAATGGTTGCAGGTTCAGATAGAGTAAAAGAGTTTAGTACATTATTAAAAAAGTATAATGGTGTTGAAGGGAAACGACACGGATTCTATAAGTTTGATAATATTAATGTCGTATCTGCTGGAGAGAGAGACCCAGACGCAGAAGGTGTATCAGGTATGTCTGCTAGTAAAATGAGATATCATGCTCACAAAGGTGAATATGATGATTTTGCAGATGGTTTACCTAGAGGATTTAAAGACGGAAAAAAACTATTCAGAGATGTAAGAAAATACATGGGTATAAGAGAACAAAAAGATATGGGTGTAATGGACGAATACGAACAGTTACGAGACAATTATCTTACAGGTCAAATATGGAACATCGGTGATTTAATTGAAGCAAAAGGAATTGAAGGAAAAATTATTCAAAGAGGAACAAACTATATTTCATTTAATGATAAAAATGGTAAAGTTCACAAAGCATGGTTGCATGAAGTTAAACAAGATGCAGATGTTAAAGACAAAAAGGGTACACAACCTGCGAAATACTTTGCAGGTGTTTCTAAAAAAAGTAAAGATGCTAGAGATGCTCACTTTAAAAAGGGTTCAAAAATGGATGATGATAATCCAGCTGCATATGCTCCAGCACCAGGTGATGCAAAAGGAAAAACTAAACCAAGTAAACATACTAAGAAATATAAGCAAATGTTCGGTGAAGATATGCCAATAACTATGGACAAAGACTTACAAGAAAAGATTGAAGGTTTAGTAAAGAAGGCTGAAAAGTCAGGTATTTCCTACGGAATATTAAAACAAGTTTACAATAGAGGAATGGCTGCGTGGCGAACTGGTCATAGACCTGGTACTACCCCACAACAATGGGCCTTTGCAAGAGTTAATTCTTTTGTAACTAAATCAAAAGGAACATGGGGTGGAGCTGATAAAGATTTAGCTGCAAAAGCAAGAGGAACAAAAGAAGCATACGATATTGGTAAAGACTATGCAGACCATACAAAAAATGTAACACCAGGCGAAAAGAAAAAAATTACAAAAGAAGAAATTGAACAATGGTATAAAGATGAGAAAATTCATGAGAAGTATGAGTTAAAATATGGTAATGACTGGTACATTAAATTAACTGAAACTAAAAATAAATTACTTGAAAAAATTGAACCAGTTCACACTAATTGTGGTACACCAGATTGTTGTATGGAATGTGATACTGCTGAAGCAGTTGTAGTTAAACCTATCAAAGAAAAAAGAGATTCCTTTGGACAATTTATGTTAAAAAATGCATGGGGTGAAATAACCGAAGATGCAGAGTATCAAGGAAGAAAAGTTAAACTTAATAATCCTACAACAGGTGATAGAAAAAAATATAAAGTTTATGTAAAAAATGATAAAGGTAATGTCGTCAAAGTAGAGTTTGGTGACCCGAATATGTCTATTAAAAGAGATGACCCAAAAAGAAGAGCCTCATTTAGAGCAAGACATAACTGTGACCAAAAGACTGACAAAACAACAGCAGGTTATTGGTCTTGTAAATTTTGGAGTACGAAATCTGTAACGGACTTGATGAAGGGATAATATGGCTGAAACTTTAACAGATTTTATGTCTCTTGTAACTGATGAAAACAGTAAGGCTACAAAGATAAAAGAAGAAAAGGAAAAGAGATTTTCACCAAGAATTTCTGTTGGGGAATCTTTATCTGATTTTTTTAATATACTTGCTGAGGCACCTAGAATTCCTAGAAAAAAAGGTCAACCTGCAGGTTCAGATAAACATAGTGATTTATATACAGACGAAAATCCAAAAGGCACAATACAAGGTTTAAAATTTGCAACTGTACAAGATGCAAAAGATAGTGTAAAGAAAATTATTAATTCTGGTAAAACACATGCACACAAAATACAAGCTGCAGTGGCAATGGAACAAAGAGCAAGAGAAATGGGTAAAACTTCTGAAGCCGCAGTTTATCGTAAATATATTGATGCAATGAAAATTAAAACTAAAGAAATGCAAAAAGAAAGTGCTGAATCACAAACTCACACTAGAGAAATTATTAGAGAGGTTCCTATGGAATCTAAAGAAGTTATTTCGCATGAAGATAACGCAGAAAGAATAGATGTACTAAAAACATTTTTTAATAAGTTAGATTCATTTGATAAGAAATTAGAAGAGAAGACTGAAATAGCAGCTGGTCACATGTATGCTGATAAGATGACTAATCATCTTCCTAAGAAAGAAGAATTAAACGAAATTGAAAATATAAGAAGAGAATTTAATCACTTCAGAAAAATGGTATCCGAACAAATGTCCACAATTGGTGGCGGCGGTGCTGTAAGACTACTTGACTTGGACGACATTGATACATCATCACTTGGTAATGGAAAATTTTTAGTATTTAATTCTACTAGTGGAAAACTAGAATTTACAGACCAAGTGGATGGTAACTAATGGCACTTAAAATAAAATTATTAAGAATCGCTGGAACACCAACAACATCAAATTTAACTGATGGTGAGATTGCACATAATACAGTTGCAAATACACTTCATGTTAGAATTGGTAGTACAATTCATACTGTTGGTTCTTCAGGTGATATTGACTTATCAGCAGTTGCACAAGATATTATACCTGATGGTAATGGTACTAGAAATTTAGGAAGTGCATCAAAACGATTTGGAGAATTATTTCTTGCTGGAGAAACTATTAACTTAGGTGGTGCAACAATTTCATCTGACGGAACAGGTACAATTTCAGTATCAGCCAATGGTGTAACACTACCAGATAATTCACAAACAGCATCAGGTGAAAAACTTGCGATTGCAGATACAGAGGGAACACCAATAAAAAGAGTTCCATTGTTTACTGCATCAGGTGGTTTAAGTACTGCTGCAGTTACATTTACATTTAAGACAAGACCATCAAAAACAAGAGTGTTTAATGCTCTTACTTTGGCAAACGGAAATTCTTTGTCAGCAACAGCACAAGAACAAATATTTGAATTTTAAAGGATAAATAGAAATATGGCAGTAAAAACACCAATTAGAACAGTCTTTGATGGCTCAGGTAATGCAACCGGACTTGCAGAATTTCAATCTGGCGAGTTTATTGGATTAACGCATGGTGGTATTGGTGCGTCTTTATCTATCGGTAGTGCTGGACAAGTTTTAAAAGTAAACTCTGGTGCAAGTGCTTTAGAGTTTGGTACTGTTGAAGCAGTATTAAATATTGATGGTATGACTGATGGTTCAAGTGTTACTATCGTTGATGGTGATGACTTTGCAATGTCTGATGGTGGAACTGAAAAAAAAGTTAACGCATCTCAAATTGCCACTTATGTCCAATCAGAAATTGCATCTTTACCATTAAGTCAAACGGCATTAAGTGCTGGAACAGGTATTACATTATCAACAAATACTTTAAATGTCGATGCAGCTCAAACAGGTATTACATCCTTACTTGCAACTGATATTAAAATTGGTGAAGACGACCAAACTAAAATAGATTTCGAAACAGCAGATGAAATACATTTCTATGCGGCTAATGCCGAACAAGTTTTTGTTTCAGACGGAGTATTTGGCCCACAAACAGATAGTGATGTTGATTTAGGTACAACAAGTGCTCGTTTCAAAGATGCTTATATAGATACTTTAACAACAACTGCAAATGCAGCTGTCGGTGGTAATTTAACAGTAACAGGCGACTTTACAGTTAATGGTACAACAACAACTGTAAATAGTTCAGTAACAACAGTTGATGACCCAGTATTTACTTTGGGTGGAGATTCAGCACCTGGTTCAGATGATAATAAGGACAGAGGAGTTGAGTTTAGATATCATACTGGTTCTGCCGCAAAAATAGGATTTTTTGGATTTGATGATAGTACAGGTAAGTTTACATTTATACCAGATGCAAGTAATTCAAGTGAAGTATTTTCAGGTACTGCTGGAACAATTGTTGCAACAACTTTTGAAGGTAACTTAACAGGTAATGTTACAGGTAATACTTCTGGTACAGCTGCCACAGTCACAGGAGCCGCACAATCTAGTATTACTTCATTAGGAACATTAACAACTTTAACAGTAGATAGTGTCATTGTTAACGGTGCAACTATTGGCCACACAGATGATACAGATTTAATTACACTTGCAGATGGCATAGCAACAGTAGCAGGTGAGTTATCTGTTACTACTTTAGATATTGGTGGAACAAATGTTACATCAACAGCTGCTGAATTAAATCTAGTAGATGGTATTACAGCAGGTACAGTTATTGCTAGTAAAGCAATTATAACAGATTCAAACAAAGATATAACAGGTGGTAGAAATATTACTATCTCTGGTGAACTAGATGCAGCCACATTAGATGTTTCTGGTAATGCAGATATTGATGGTACATTAGAAGCAGATGCAATTACAATCGGTGGAGTAACACTAGCAGAAACTATTTCTGATACTGTGGGTGCTATGGTTTCATCTAATACAGAAACTAATATAACAGTTTCTTACGATGATGCTGATAATACTTTAGACTTTGTAATTGGTACACTTAATCAAGATACCACTGGTAACGCAGGTACTGCCACTACATTAGAAACAGCAAGAACAATTGCTGGTCAATCATTCAATGGTTCTGCTAACATAGCAATTGCATCAACAGATTTATCAAATACAAGTGCGATTGCATTATTAACAGCATCGCAAACAATGACTAACAAAACATTAACATCACCACAAATCAATACACAAATTGATATGTTGGCAAGAGCAGAAATGAGATTCCAAGATGCGTCAGGTGGACAATATGTGGCGCTTGAGGCACCTGCAACTGTTTCAAGTAATGTAACATTTACACTACCTGCGGCAGACGGAAATGCTGACCAATTTATTAAGACTGATGGTTCTGGTGCATTATCTTTTGGAAGTGTTGGACAACAAGGTTTTGTAAATTCTACCTTGACAACTACGCCTGGAAATGTTAACTTTGATTTAGCAAAAAGCAATAATACTGGTGATGCTGAAAGTGGATTTGATACAAGTGCATTAGATGTATTTGGTGTTGCAGTAGGATTTGTATTTGATGCAATGGAGCCAATTGGCGCTAGTACGGATAATAACTTAGATTTAGGACAGTCAGGTAGTATCTAAGAACTTATAAATAGGTATATGGGGAAAAAATATGTCAAAATATAGTAAAACAGACACACAACTCTACAATGAGGTGTTAAATCCGAAGGATGGTGCTGGTGCATATGTTAAAGATTTTAGAAAATCTGATGCCCCACAGTTCAAAGGAAAAACTGAAAAGGAAAAAGATAAGATGGCAGTAGCTGCATATCTAGATGCAAAAGACAAGAATGAAAATTTTCAAATAGCTGCTAACGAAGAAAAGGTTAAAATTACAGATATGAAAGATGCAAGTGTTATGAAAACAATTTCACAAGCATTAAAAAAAACGAAGGATGTTAAAGCAACAAAGATACCAGGTGGTATTGAGTTAGATGGTGATATTAAATCATTAACTACTGTTGTTGATATTCTCTTTAATAAAACAATTAAAGGGGGTAGTTTAGAAACACCTGCAAAAATAAGATTAAGTAAAGAAGAAATAGAAGAATCTATTTCAATCAAACCTTACAAAAATGCAAAAGACCCATCTAAGAAAGGTTTAGAAATTAATAAGTCTGGTGGTATGAGTGGAAGCATTTTTATTAAAGATAAAAAAGAATTAAAAGATTTAATGAAAAAACTTACACAAGCAAGTAAATTATCTGGTTTAAAAGAAGAAACTTTAGATGAAGCAAAAGTCAAAATCAGAAATACAGGTAAATCTTTAGAGAATAAAGTTATGATGATTGTTAAATCAGATAATCTAAATATCAGTTTATCAAAATCTACGGATATGAGAGATATTATTGCTGATGGCAATCCAAGAGATATCAGAACTTTACAAAAGAAACTCGGTATAGAAGAAGAAGAATTTGTACCTGAACAAACACAACCTAAGGGGGAAGAAGTAATGAACGAATCTTACAAAGATAAATTCAATGCGACTATGAAAAAATTTGGGATCAACTCCCTTGGTGATTTAAAGTCGGATGAAGAAAAAAAGAAATTCTTTACAGCAGTTGATAAAGCTCATGTTGCAAAGAATGAAGAATTAGAAGAAGAATTAACACCTGCACAAAAGAAATTACCTGCCGGTCTACAAAAAGCAATCGCTGCTAAACAAGGTGATAAGAAAGACGAAATGATGTCAACAAAAGAGATGGCAGAGATGATGGAAGTAATGATGAAGAAAATGTCAAGTGAAATGAAAGAGTTAAAGGCAGAAACAGATCCTGCAAAAATGCAAGAGATGAAAAAAGAGATGATGAATGCTATGAAAGATATGCCTGAGATGGCTGAAATGTCTGAAATGATGAAGAAAGAAATGATGAAAGAGATGATGAAGAAGATGGACGAGTATGGCGATATGAATGCTATGAAAGATGAAGGATTTTCCTCTGACGCTCAAAGAAAAGCTGCATTTGCTAGTGGTTACAAAGAAAAAGATAAGAAAAAAGATGAGATGGCAAAAATGAATGCTAAACATAAACCTGGTCATAACGAAACAATGACAAAAGAAAAGCATACACCGAGTCATAAAGAAATGGCGATGAATGCTATGAAAATGAATGCTATGAGAATGCCTATTAAATCGACTTATAAAAAAGAAATGAAAACTGGTGATGATGATATGACACCAATGTCAGATATGAATATGAATGCTGTTTATGACAAAAGAAAAATGAATGCCATGACTATGCAAAACCCTAAACAAGATATGGCTGCAGGTTATATGAAATCAGATGTAAGAGCTGCTGTTAAAAACGGCGGTGGTACTGATATGGCAAAAGTTAAAGACGCACCTAAAATGCAAACTGCTATGAAGAAGATTAATGCTATGTATAAAACTGAAAAGTATCTAGATGAAAAAGAAGGTAGTATTCAAAATATTGTTGCTCAAATGTATCAAGCAGAAAATAGATTAGTTGAAGTACAAGACAAAAATCTTGAAAAAATGATTTCTGATTATTTAAAGAAAGGTGGAACAATTACAAAATTACCACCTGCATTAGCAAAAGGTATGAAAGCATCAGGTCAAGCAACATTTAAAGTTGGCGACAAAGGTGTAATCAAATCTACTTACAAAATGAAAGAAGTTAGAGAGTTTGTTGATACTTACAATAAACACTTCTTAGTAAACTACAAAGCAGAAGAATTAATGGTAGAAGCTAGATACGAAGTATCACATGATTACGGTTCAAGATTTGGTAGTTATGGAGTTATATTAACTGCTGTAGTTGACGCTACAAGTCCTCAAGACGC